GTGGTTTCAGGAGCAACGTCACCACCCTCATTCATTTCACCTGCTGATGGTGTTGGTGTTACAACAGATGCTGGGTTTGCCAATTTTGTAGCATTAACAGATGCCGATAAATCAGGTGTCGCAGACCCTCCTGCGTTTTGTGTATTTTCCATGTTATACGAATTTTATTTGTTGACCCCTTCTCATCACTTGTCGATACTGACCTGACTTCATGTGGTCTTTAAGATTTGGTTTTTCTTTTCCAGCAAACTCTGGTTCTGGCTCTTGTGTTGCCAAAACTTCTTCTCTAATTTGCTTAATGTCTTGCGAATAGTTTCGATAAATTATTCCAATCACCGCACCAGCACCTGCCAATGCTAATCCTACTTTTGCTTTTTTGTTCAAATCCCCTTCAACATTATAAACTACCGCTAATACCAAAATCCACCAGATGGGATTGTACAAGTAATAAGCCATGGCAGTTTTCTTCCAATATTTTTCTGGTGTGATTTCTCCATTCTTCCACTTTTCACGAAGTTTCTTTTCCGTATAAAAGTAAATAGCATCAGCAGGAGTGGGAATGATGTCAGAAAGTATGAGTCCTACCGCACCAGCGTACAAAACACCAGCACCATATTCCCCTTTTGAGGCTTTCCCGATTTCCTCAAATACCTTCTTCATTATTTTGCTCCTTTGCCCCAGCCTTTACCAGCAACGTATGCAACTACATAAATAGTTCCCAAAGTAATTGCTAAACCAACTATGGCAGTTCCGAAATTCATTTTGTTATTCATGGTTATTTCTTATTAATGACAAAATTAATCAATTTTTTGATATTCGTTGGATTACAAAGATTCTGTATTCTCTTTATCAGTATTTGAAGTATTTGATTCATGATTTGATTCAGTTTTACTTGCCCCAAAATAATAAGATACTACTAATGAAAGTAACGTGCCAACTACACCAGCGATGGAGTAATAAATATCTTTTTGGTCAGATGGAAAGTCCCAAAATATGATTGAGAATAAAATACCAAATCCACAAAGAATGATGAAAAACGCTACTACTGAGCGACTATTTCTGGAAAGTGAGTCTAAGTTCATAATTTTATTTTCTATAAAGTCTAAAATATTCAAAATCGGATGTTCCTCCGTTTTTCAAATATACTTGATAATCATCCCAAACTGGGCCTGAATAGTTAACGTCTTCAACATTCCCTGAAGTATCAATTCCTGCTTCGACCATGCGAGTAGCAAAAGTTTCATTTTGTTTTTTTAATTCCGAAACTTGTGCTTGTGCATCAGATACCGCTTGTTTCAATTCTGCTTTTTCTTGTACTTTATTTGATACCAATTTGTCACCAGCAGATTTTGCGACTGACGTTACTTGAGAAGCCATTTTCAAATTGCCCTCAATCTTTTTTAGCATCATTTCTACTTCGTCTACCGCAGGTTGTTGAATCGCTTGTAGGGGTATGGAATTATCCAAAATGATAAATCCTATAATTAAAATGATAAGTTGTTTTTTCATAATTTTTTTACCGTTGTTATAATTCTCAATTCGGTTATTGCTGACGCAAGTGTAGAATCACTCCTTTTAAGAGCGTAGTTCATTTTGTCCAGTTTAACATCGTAATTTTCTAATTTAATATTCAAATTTTGTATCTGGTCTTTATAGCCAGACTTTAAATCCAAATACAAGTAACTAACCGCTGCGAGCATACAAAACGCTACCGCTGCGACTGGATTCTTTTTGAATTGTTCAAACGAAACTGGGAGTGCAGTTGGTTTCTTGACGGTCGCCATATTAATCTAAATTATTTGTTTTCACAAAATCGTTAGAGTTTATCAAAGTGTAGGTGAAAAATTTACCATGAATTTTTTCTGCTTTGAAAATGATTTCCATAAAAGCCAAAAACTCTTTTTCCCTTTTGAATACTTGACACCCTTCTGACCAGTTGTTTACGTTTACGCTATCTGCTCCTGCTTTGTGAATGTTCAAACCAGCGACATCGTTGTAAATCTTGCTCTCATCATAAGTGCCATCTTTCAAATTCCAATCACGATACACTTTTAGAGGTTTACATTGTTTCAAAGCATCATATTTGCCCTGATGTTTACCGATTGTAAAACTACCTCTATACTGACCTTCTACCAATCTGGCACTGCCATCACCATTGTCTACTGTGCAAGGCCAAATAGCAAATTTCCATTCACCATTGACTTTGTAAGAAGCCGTCATCCAATCATCAAATTGGTTCGTTACTCTTTTACCAGTTGACCCATTTCTTACACCTACAATGTTCACATTGTAGTCACCATTTTCAAAGTAAGCAAAGCCTTTTCCTTTGACTGCTTTTTCAATTTGTTCTCTTGTTATATTCATAATGTTTTACCATAAAAGTTTATCAGCATACCATCCATTACTATTACGGATGGTTCTATCTTTTTGATGTCTAATTTTATATGCTTTTCTCCGTCTTTCCGCAGTTCCTTCTGGGAATTTGCCCTGACGTTCTAATTGCAAAAATGTTGGGTAGTCGTTGTAACCTAAAGCACCAACCGTTGCTACCTTTACTACTTCGCCTTTTACATTTTTAAAAACATCTAATTTCTTGCCGTTAACCTTTGATGGCTTAACAACTACTCCAAGTTTCTTTGCCTGAGCAAGTGTGTATGGGGTTATTTTGTAACTCATGAGTTCTTCAAATAATTGTACCCATTGTACACCAATGTAGACACAGACAAAACATAAAGACCCATTTTTATGGGCTTCGGTAAATCAAACTTGTAAGCAGTGTAAAATAAAAAAGGTGCAATAACAAAAACATCCAATAATCTCACTGGTTGTGGGTCTATCAAAAATTCTTGTTGTTGCACCTTCATAGTTTACTTGTCTTTTGTTGCTCCGAGAGTCACGACTGCTGCCACAATGCCGAGTCCAGCAAGCAACCAGCCCAAGCCACCAGATTTCTTTTTAGGTTTTCTGGCTTCTTCTTCCAATCTCGCCCTTTCTTCGGCTTCTTCCTTTTCTTTCAAGGCTTCTTCTTGGGCTTTAGCATTTGCTTTTTCCAAATCTTCTTTAGCCTTTTGCACTTTCATTTCTTGTTCTTTTCTGGCTTTTGCTTTGGCTTCATTTTCTCTTTGCTCTGCTTCTTTTCTTGCTTGAATTCGTTTCTCGTTTTCTTTTTCCTTTTGTTCTCTCTCACGTCTTTCTTTCATGGCTTTCGCTTGCAATTCGTTGTTTAAACGAACTGCATAAGATTGAATGCTTTCGATAACATCCGCTTCATAGTCATTGAAGTACGTGATAGCGTCTTCATAGGTTTGTTGCTTTTCAGCATCAGGCTCATCCAACGCTTCTAATTCCAATTTGGCAGCGATTAACTGCTTTTCTAAAGAAGCGTAGGTTTGAATCCTTCTTTGTGTGGGTTCTGGAAGTTCACTGACATCCAAATCCACTTCGTCCAATACATCTTGAATTTTTTTCATGTTGTCTATTTTTGAGTTTGCAATTTACTTATTTTTTTTAGCCAATCATTGCTTTCGCTCTATTAAAAGCATCTCTCCATGATTCGTCTGCCTTACGAATCTCACTGGCTTTTCTTGAAATTTGGGTCATTTTGTTTTCACTGCGATTGTTGGTTTTACCGCCTTTTGCCATTTTGCCTTTGGCTTGTTGTTGACGATACACTTTACCAGCGACCTTTTTTCCTACCTCTTCTGCTTCTTGCTTATCGTAGGTTTTACCATACTCATCTTGAAACTCTTTTTTCACTTTATCGCCTTCGTAGTTTTTGGCAACCTTTTTAGCAAGAGCATCGAATCCAATAGCACCACCATCAGCCATTTTGTTGACTCTTACCCTTGCTTCTATAATTGCTCTTTCTTGATTGTCTAAATTACTACCCGATTCTTCAATTTTTGTTGTGCTTTCACCTTTTTCCCTTGCAGTAAAATATTGTTTAGCATTTATATTTTTTTCCTTTCTTACCAAGTCTAATTTTTTTGATAATTCCTTATCGGACAACTCAAGTAAAAATGAAAAATCTTCACCATTAACTTTTAATTTACCACCTTTAGCCATCATGCCCCCATCAGCCAATTTATTGAAGGTTATCTTTGCTCCATCATTACTTTTTTTCTTGGCTTGTATCTCGTCAACCATTTCAGCAATTTCTTCTTTTCTTTCTTTGAAAT